TAAATTCGAGCACGTTCTGCCAGTCCTCGGACGTATCAACAACTTCGTCGCTGCCCTCACGTACCAGGTCAAATGGTAGACTTGCAACCGCGTTGGCGCGCAATCCCACGCCACGGTATAACCAGGGGACGGTCTTGAAATAGGTGGCCGTGGTGACTTCCATCCCGTCATCAGGCCCACCCGACAACCACGTCCAGCTTGACGGCTTGTATTGGTCGAATGTGACCGACTTCTGCCCGTCCGTATATATAATGTTATTACTCATCGTCCCCCCAATTTATCCACCATGTCCCCCCCATGTCGCTTTCGTAAGCATAACGAAGAGCGTCTATCAGGTGGTCGTTCTTTTCTACCGGCTGTCGCATGGCGTTACCCATTCGGTCTTCCTTCCATTGATATTGCAGTAATTCGTTTCTGGTATTCACACAATTACTGTCTACGATTATTTTCTTTTGTTGCAGCCATTGAATGCCATAAATAACGCTGTCTCTACCCTTCTTGGCTCCGCTGGCACTTACACCATACTTGGTCAACTCGGCGATTGACTTGGGCTCTGCGCTATCACAAATAACAGGATCTTGCCCAATTACCTTTATAATTTCAATCGCCAGTAAATCATTTGTAAGTCCTCTTTCATAAAACTCTTCGAAAATATATATTGTTTCATTCTTCCGGTCGTAATGGGTATCCACTAATGCAGCCGGGTCTGCCGAAAAGCCGAAGTCTAACCCGCTCCGCCTTCGGGTGAATTGGTCGCGCATTTCTGACAAGTCCATAACTTCCCAATTGGTGAATATAACATTCCCCAGAATGCCCCAATTGCCGAAGGTGTATACCTGTTTGAAATATTCGTCTGTCTCATTTTCCAGATCCGCAATGTCATCAGGTGTCAAAAAGCGGTTGTGAATGTACCAGGTCTTCAGTATCGTAAGATCATCGCCCTGATAGTCATCTTGGTCGTCTGCCCATCCTATCGTGCTGAAGTATTCTTCAAATATCCAGTGACTTTGCAAGATAGGATTGAATGACAACGTAAGACGTTTTGGTATATCAGGGTCACCACCGCGCTGCCGCTTGTAAAGGTTGCGTACCGTTTTCTTATCTGTCTCGGTGGCTTCTTCAATCCAGATATCAGTGATTGCGCCTTTAGTTGGTACGATGGATTTCAACTTTTCGGGGTCGTCTAACCCGCTGAAAATGAGTTGATACCCATTGTGCTTGCATTCAATCACACCCGCCACGATATGAAACGAGAATAGATGTGTAAGACCCAATTCGGTGATTACGTTCTGGACCTGTGTCCATACCGACTTTTTAATGTACCGTCCGACTGCCCTACATATCAGATAATTGCGCCCACCACTGAGCACATCCAACACGGCCCGCTGTGCAATGAATACCGACTTACCGCTGCCCGCACCGCCGTAGAATATCTGTGTACGGGCGGTTGCATTGAGATATGGCTCGAAGGCATCATTGACATGAATATCAAGATCCATCGGATGTAACTATATTTATATTTATAGTTCCGTCCTCACCTTCGCCGCTCAGTACGTGTTTACTGCTCGGTGTAAATTCGGCGTCCTTCACTTGAAGCCACCATTTTGACAGTCCAATATCGCCGCGGAATATTCCCTTTGTTACGTTGTGTCGTGCCTTATCTGTTACACCGGCGCATTCCTGGTCATACGCTTTCTTTACAGTTGGATAGTTAGTAATACGGTCTTTGGCAGTATTCCAACAACAACCGACACGGTTGGCAATCTCGGTGATGTTGCCATGTGTACCGGGGATTTCCTTTATAAATTTCTTTGTTGGAAACTGTTTTTTGCCAGCCATATCACCACTTGTCAAAAATATCAATCATCTGGTGTCGCAACCACATTCAGCACAGCGCCCCACCGCTTACATTCGGCGAGCTGCGCCATCTGCATAATACTATCTTCGGCCATGTCCAGCACCACCCGAATTGCGCCGCTTTCCATTGTCTGGACCCTTATCACTTCGGCCTGGCACTCTATCTTTTCGTTGCTCTCTGACATACTCTTTCCTAACGTGTCGCCTGCATCGGTGGCGCTCACTCTTGGGCATACAAGTCCTCTACCGGTCTTCGGCACATATCCGTCGGCATTTCGACCGGCCATCCGTTACCGCAAAGGGTGTACCAGTACCACGGTGTCGGAAGTTCCTTCAATCGGCGGTAGTGCTTTATCTGTGCTTTCTCGTATCCAGCCTCTGAACCTCGTTTCCATAACACGGCAGTTTCAGATAAATACACCGGACGATTGCGATTGTCCAGCGTTTTAGCATACTCGTATCGGGGCTTGCACCCATCTAACAGCCGATCCCAATAATGCTCGTAACAGTGAAACGAAATCCCGTCCACGCTCGACCCCGCGGCTTCAAGTGCGTCATTGATAAATGGGTCGTAGATGTTGGATACTGCGCCCATGATGATTGTTGCACCGGTCACGTTCTCATAAATGTAATCGACGAATTGCCCGTACAACTTTCCATCGCCCACACATCCTAACAGTTCTGGGTATATGGTAGATACTGCATCTGGTTCGTTCCAAATCTCAATGTACTCCGGTTGATACCGGTTGATGATTGCCTGGACGAATTTCGCGTATTGCCACCAATAGCCCTTTAGTGGTAAATTACAAATCTCACCGCTACCCATCCAGGGTGGACGCTGCTTGACCGTTATCCAGTCGGCATAGTATCCATGCAATTTGTTATCTGGAATATGCCAGTCGTAACCCGTTGGCGTTATTACCAAGTCACCACGTATACTGATTTTCAATCTGGTGTTGGGATTATAATACCGTCCCACGGTATGTAAGCTGCTCTCAGTCTCAACACCTACATTGGTCTTATCATACGTACTCTTTATGATACTTGGCATGTATAAATGATACACAGATTGTAAAGGTGCTGCTATCGCTTGCGGCTCCGTATCCTGTGCACATCCGTACAAGATAATCGACGATAGTATAACCAGGATTATCTTAGCTCGCTGCTTGTAAGATGAAGTCAAAGGGCCATCCATCGAACGCACTCAAGTTCTCAATCCAGTTGGTCGCTGTTGTCGCCAGGGATGACGATGTGTCCAGCAGGTCGGCTTGCAATGCCGAAACAGTTGTTTGCCATGCGGGGTGCTCGACATTGTATATCTTCTTAGCGTCGAAGTAATCGGCAATCGCCTGTAAATCATCCAGTGAACTGGGCGGCGTTGGTGCTACGGGTTCAGTCGGGAAATCGTAAGGAACTGCTGTGTTCCCATAATACTCAATGATGAGCGACTTGTATAACGCTACCCGTGCCGCGTTGTTCATCGGCTCGAGCAATGTCTCAAAGTCTGCAATCGGAATGATGCAAGGTAAGTGCATGACGGGGATGTCCTCAACGTCCAGAATATCGACGAACATATTGTGGTCAACCCCCGCCCCGTCGCCCCGTCCTACGGGTGGGCTTTGTAGTCGTGCTTTGATTCTATATGCCATAATCTAATTCTCCTATCGGTATGCGCTGTCTGATTGGTTCGCGCCGTCCTTATCTGAACCTAAGTAGAAATTCGCCGTCATTGCCGCAAAGCTGGCAGCCTGGGCAATCGTGATAACCGGCGTACCATCAAGGGATAATATACAAGATGCCGCTCCCCATTCCCATTTCGCCAACTTCTCAGCACCCGCATCCCATGCGCCCGTTGCGTCATAATTTGCGGTCTGGTCGCCCCCACCGCTGGCGTTGAATGTTAGCGTCAATGTGTTGGCTGCGCTCCAATAAATATAGGCGTAATTGTTCGCATCTTCGTACCAGTGGAACTCATACGGTGTTGCTTCGCCGAACAATGCCACGTCTGCAGCTGCGTGTCGCTTGGTAATATAGAACGAAATCGAACCACTTGAGGCGGTGCTCGGTGGTGCCGCATACAGCGTGTCCAGCCCGTCAACGTCAATCGACCCGTCCGCGTTGGTGCTGTTGGCCTGCGTGCGTGCGGTTGCGGTGATGCTCACGTCGTCTAGCTCGATGACTGAGAAATCATCCCCGTAAAATGTTTGGGCGGCATTACTGACACAGTCAACGTTAGTTGATGCACCTGCCGCCTTGAATATAAGCGATAGTTGCTTCCATGCGTCATTACCGGAAGATGTTACAGTCTGACTTCCCACCGTACAATCAACCGTTCCCGCTGTATCAGCATATACCCACTGTGTCACAAGATAGAATTTACCGGTTGATGTCGTGATTGCCCGTCTGAAACCTTCGCCGGAGGCATCGGCTACAATCTTCCATGAGTTACTATCACTGTGCGCCTGTTCTGCGCTTTGCTCACTTGTGGTCG